ACCAGCTTCACAGGGTCACCGGAGAAGATACTCACGGCATACCCAGAAGCGATTGTGTAGGCTTTCGCGCGAATCTGACCACTGTTGTGGTACGAAGGACGAAAGCCAAAGGGTGCGCTAGTCGAAGACATAGTTTAGCTCCATTGGTTAGTAATGTTTTCGTCGGACGTCACTCAAGCTCAAAGAGTGCGTCCCTGTCTTGCCCAATCTCCCGGATACCGTCAAATGTCTCAATGCTTGACTTGGAAGCACGGGCCTGCTGTTCAAGGAACTCTGCAGTGTCCGTAAGTTTCTCTTCCTGTCGCAGGGGTTCGTTGTGGTGAGCCTCTCGCATAAATGCTTCATACAGACTCATTGGCAACTTGAACGCCAGCATCTCATTGACACCAATAAAACCTTCGTACTCGCCACTCTTAACTGTCACATAATCCCATCCAGGAATGTCTTCCTTCTTAATGGGCTCGTAGCCAAGACGCATCCTCTGCTGGATGGAGTCTCTAGGGTTTGCCGTGGTCAGCCAGCATGTATGCCAGCCGGGTATTTTCGGCAAGTCCGGCAGTGCGGACTGGTGAAACTGTTGACGGAACATTTCTACCCGCTCATCATCGGAAAGTTCGCGATTCTCGGTAATTGCACGATCTTTCATCGCACGATTGACGCGTCCTTCGCCAGCGGATTTCTTAAGTCGTTCGTCGGTAATTGCAGTCATAATTCGCTCCTTCAGCGATTTAGTTAATAGTAACAATATTTGTTTAAGAAAAAAACAAGCTATTTTTTCATTTTTTGTTTTGTCTGTCGTACTCAGCATAACGCTTGACATACTTCGTCCGGAGCACAGGGTCGTCCCACACTCCCGCTTCAATCAGAGCCTCCTTGCGTTCCGGACTGATGTAAATCTCTTTCCGGGTGCTGGTTGGCGCGTGCTCACGGCCAGAACCAACGGCCGGACCCCCGCGGGACTCCCGCTTTGCCAGTTTGCCGAATCGATCAGGAAGACGCTTGGACGCACGCTTGCGAAGCTCAGACCAGTAGCCCTCGCTCTTCGGGTCGTAGCCTTCATTGGCGAGTGTCTGGTCAATGGCGATGACGATGGCGCTGTCTTCGTTGCGTCCGGTCTGGTCGTACCATGGGTTCTCTTTGATGAACTCGCTGGCGTAGTGCACCACGGTCTCATCCATTCCCTGCTGCTTCGGTTTAGGCGCTTTCTGCGCAGCTTGCTGCTTCTGCCATGCGAGCTGCTGCGACCGTGCACGTGCGTCATCTCTGTACTTCAGCGCAGTTGCAACGTCTTCTCCATTGCCGGCATCGACTGCCTTGGCGATTACGCGCTCGGCCATTTCGGCTTCCTTGGCGGCCTTTGATATAGCTACATCGTATGCACCAAGGTCACTGTTGAAAGCTCGCTGCTCCTGCGCGGTCAAACGGTGCTCAAGGTCGTCGTTGCGCTTACGCAAGAAGTCCATCTCGGTTTTGTCGCGCTTGATGGCCTGGTCGCGGCGCTCTTTACGATCCTTCTTCTCTTGACGGCGGCGTTCGCGAATCGCTTCACGCTCATCGTCGTCCTCAGAAGGTTCATCGTCGTCTTCCTGCGCTACCCGCTCATCGTCTTCATCGGGCTCCTCATCGGGGTCTTCGTCAGGAGGAGTGAGGTCTTTTTCGTCTTCGACGATTACAATTTCCTCTTCCTGCAATTCTTTTTTAATGTCTTCTGGCATTTGTCACCTCCTTCAGATGAATGCCTTGACTGCAAGCGGGTCTCCATGAACCTGCCCTATTATGTCAAGGTCGTTGAAAATTACGAACATTGCGTTTTCCGTTTCGCCGTCTTTCTCGCGGTACTGCACTTCCCACCGGTCGCCTCCGTACTTGGGTACGCGGACAAAGTCTCCTTCATCGCACCAACCCCCTTCCGGCCATGACTCCATGGTGTCGCGGTTTTTGAAAGCCAGGGGTCCTACTGCGATGACTTTGGCTACCTGGGTGTTCCACTTCTCGGTATCCTTCGTCTCGGAATGCAGGATGATACCACTGGCCGTTTTTGTCTTCGGCGTACGGATCTGCACCAGAACCCTGCTCCCGAATGGCTGCACTCCGGCGTCTACTGCCGGGAAAGCCTCCGCTAGAGCGTTCTCAGATGTCATTGTTTCCATTCTTTTCTTCATCGATTAAGGTTAAGAGTACTTCGATTGCGGCTTCAAGCCCCGCAATCGTACCTGCCCTGAAGCCGTACTCAAAGGCGTCCCGGGCTTGAGGTCTTTTCAAGGCCTCAAGAGCATACGTCTGCTGCTTCGCTTTCAGCGTATTCAGCAGATGAGTTTCAAGATTCATTCGTTAAGGATTAGGGTTGATGCCTGTACCTGTGCTCACCTTGATATCTTCTCCTGTCTCGATTTCAGCAGCGGCAAGTAGTTTCGCTGTCTCATTATCGGAAGTATTCATCGCTTCACGGCTCTGCAGTTCGGCGGCCTTGCGCTCATTCTCCGCCTGCTGACGCATCAGTTCACGCTGCATTTCTGCCTGCATTTCCTTCTCTTTCTCTATGAGTTTTGCCTGCTCAAGCTGAGACTGGAGCTGGAGTTTCATCTTGTCCATCTCAGACTGTATCTGAAGTTTCTGCTGGTCAAGCTGAAGCTGCGACTGTGATTTCTGCTGCTCCATCTGCATCTTGGCCTGCTGAAGCTGCGCCTGAATCTGTATTGCCTGCTCCTGCGTTTTGTTGTTGAGCTGTGCAACCTGTATTGAATGGTCAGGTGGCATCGGCGGTTCCGGACGGTACTTCTGCGCTTCTTTGTCAAGCGAGGCAAGCTGCTCACTGAACTGGCCAAGCTGCTGTTCGATGATCTGCTGTACTTTGACAATGAGTTTGGCCTGATCTTCCGCTTCCTCTGGAATGAGCTCCTCTTTCTGTGCGTCATCGACAGCCGTATGCGTTTCAGTCAGGTAGTAGTTGAGCAGATGGTCACGCAGATGCACGGCCATTGGATAGAGAAGCGTCTTTACCATTGCGGCATTTCCTCCAAACAATGGCGACTGCAGGAATGCAATGTGCACCATCAAGTGCGCCATGTGGTCCTGTTTAGGCAGTACATAAATCGGTCGGCTCATGACTGCGGCAACATTCTCGCTGGCGGGATCCATATCCTCACTCCCCGGTCGTGCGTTGAGCACCTCTTTCGGGGATACCTTCATTGCACGGAGGAACATCTCCTCAACCTTTTGCGCATCATACATCTGAGGTATCACGGCCGCACGCTGCATGATGGCCTGAATCTGGGCGAAACGCTGTACCTCACTGAAAATGCCGGGGTCGCTCATAGGTATGACATCAAGCGGTCCGTCAAAGTCACTCGGTTCAATGTCAATACCTGCACCCTGCAGTTTGATGTCATCCTCGGTCAGGTACGCGCTGTTGAGTCGGTGAATGACCTTGAAGCAACGGGTCATTGACGAGTGCAGGCGGCTGTGGATTGAACTGAACACGACCATTCCCTGCTCAATGAGCGCCATGGTGGTACCTACAGGCTGCTGCTGACTAGTATCGGACAACTTCTCAAAACTGGTCTGCACGATTCCACGCCCTGCCTCAATGAGGAAGCCAAGTAGCTGGAACAATACGCTGCTCGGTCCGTTGAAGGGAAGCGGCATTGCGAGCTTACGGACATCATCAACCATCGCCCCGCCATCAAGTTCCACAACTTCCGTAGGCTGGACATTGACGGTCTGCCCGCTCGGGCCGCCTTTCAGTTTCAGGAGAGTAGGTACATTCTGAATATGGGCTGAGTCAAGCAGGGCACGAAGGGCACCGGTTGCCGCACCGCTGAGACCGCCGATCATATGCGTCAACCCGATGGGATAGGCCCCACGCCAGGGGACGAACGGAAACTCAACAATCCAGTCAAGTTCACTCTTCATCTCGTCATCCTTATCCCAGTTGCGATATAGAGCCAACGGTTTTTCGGTTGTCTTGTCAACGCTGAGGATGTAAGGCTCCAGCCCGCCACCGAAGTCCAGGTAGGTATAGATTTCGTAGATGGTGCGCAGGCCGTCTTCATTGTAGCTGTTGTCGGCGCGCCCTTCAATCTTGTCGTTTGCCTGACTCGATTTGCTGTACTCCGGATCATTCGGCATGCCGAGGTCAACATCCATATACATACCGCTCTTTACCCTGCGGCCGTACTCCATCTTCGTGATGTACTGGACGTGGGTCTTGCGCTCCGCAGTGTAGAAGTTCGTAGCCGCAAACGGAAGCAGGATGTCGTCAATGGCGACAAACTCGCTCATCGGCCGGCGATACTGTGCGCTCCACATGAACTTCATATACTGGCCGCCACCAAGAGGAAGCTGAGTGCTGAGCTGCTCAAGTTCGCCACGGAACTCAACCATCTGCTGGGTCGTCTGCCAGTTCATAAAGTCAACCTTGCGAGACGCCTTCTCGACCTTCTTCTTGTCGTGTTCGCCGTAGATCTTACTCTTCACAGGTCCGTTCGGAGGGAAAATCTCTTTCATGAACCGTGCAGAGAAGTCTACACAGGCCTCAACCAGCATAGGGTGTACGACCTTGTTGGCTCCTGAGAACTGCGCTCCACCCGGTGCGTCATCGCCGAGACCTGTACGGCGCAGACCCTCTTCGTACTGCTTGTCTCGCTTCTCTCGGGCTTCCTTATCCCTGCTGATTTTCTCCGTCAGGTCATCAACAGCCTCGTCAAGCATCTCTTTGTCTACTTCCTCAACGATGTTGGCAAAGTGCTCCAAGGTCTCGCGCTCATCCTCCTCATCCTCCATATTGAGAATAGCTCCGCCGTCTTCGGTATCTTCAACCTCGGGAAGGGAATCTTCCAGTTCTATAGATTCACCCTGAAGCTCTTCGTCTTCGTCAAAATCGTACATTTTAGTCATGTGCTTCCTTTCAGTTGAGTAAGTTGTAGTCAGACAATATACGTTACTTTATATGTATTAGCAACTATTTATGTTTATCGTTCAGTGTTGCGCTGGTTACTTGGTTCAGACGGCATATGGGTTTATCCTTTCTTTAGGGGGTCGTTCGATGGCATCATAATCTTTGGCTTTCGGAAGTTCAAACCAGCGGTCATTTTTCAGGTAGATTATCGCCTGTGTGAATGTGTCGACATAATCGTCATGTTCTGCCACAGGAAACTTCGCCAACTGTTTCATGAACTGAGCTGCCCAGCTTACTGGGTGACCGGGGGTCTTTGCTGACTCAGGCGCCCATACCATACCAAGCTCAAGTGTAGGGGCTGCCTGATGTGCACG